AACGGTTTGTGTATGTGCCGTGCAAACTACTAACGATTGAATTACGGCACTAACTTTCGCTGCATGGCATATACACTTTGTTGTGCGTATGTGGCGGTTTAAAAACGATAAACATGATTCGATTCCTAAACTTAAAAGACCAAATCTGCGAAGGCTCAAATGACTTTGCATTTTATGACACAGTAAGTAACACCATACTTTCATTTGGTGAAGATGGTGAACAGATATTTGATTGTATTGAATACTTCAAAGATTGTTATGGCGAAGAAAAAGAAGGCACAACAAGACCACTTAGCAGATTTATTGGTCTTATTCCTGATGATTATTTTGAAAACGAATCGTAGCCATTACGTACAACGGTAAATTGTATGGCGTTCGTTGCGCCCCGATTAGAATTACAAACTTTTAAATAACAGATAAAATGACAAAAAAGAACGAAACTTCGGAAACCACAGCGCAATGCGCTATACAAAATGTTGTGGGTAGTGCTTTACACCCACGAAAAATTAACCACGGAGATGTATGGGGGCGAGGGAAAGACTGGTTTACATTCTACTGCCCCAATGAATATTGCAAACGACAAGTAAGCGGAGAAACAGAATGCCCCCATTGTGGGCAGAAAATTGTTTGGGGTAATTCATAGCATTACCCACAACGTATTATATCAACCATTCAAAAAATTGAACCTAAACTTTAAACTATAAACCCCAATGGGAAAACAACTAAAAGAATTACCAAAAGACACGGCCAGAGAGATGTTTGAAAAGTCAGTTAGATTGTACTGCAATATCTTTTGCCGGAAACACAAACTCGAAATGCCTACATGGATTGGCGAGAGAATAGGAACTATTGCTAATTTTGGAGATTATGTCTTTGACTTTGATGCTGTAAGGTATGATATTGACCATGATGTTCCGAAAGGATATATTGTTGAATGGTTAGATTTTAATACCGAGAAGTATTATTCAAATGACAAACAGACTGTGAATTACGAATATTTCGTAACTTCAATTAAAGGATTTCACGTAGAAATTGATTTTAGATAATGGAAAACGAAATTAAAGTTGACGTTAAGTTTAATCCGAAGTTTTTACCCTTCTTTGATGATAGGTCTTTTTATAAGATTTTGTACGGTTCGGCAGGTAGTTCAAAATCTTACTCCACTGCTCAAAAGATTGTGAAGAGATGTATTGAAGAGCGAGGACACCGGGTTTGGGCTTTTCGTAAAGTAGCGACAACGGTTGAGCAGTCTGTTTACGACACTTTAAAAGAAGTTATAAAGGGATTCGGTGTAACGCATCTTTGCACTTTCAATAAAACAAAAAAATCAATAACTTTCAATGAAAGTGATGGGATAATCAGGTGTGCTGGGCTTGATGACGAAGAAAAGATCAAATCTATTACCGAAGTTTCGATAGCATGGATGGAAGAGATGACTGAGTTTGACGAACAGGACTTTAATCAGCTTGACTTGCGTATGCGTGGTAGGTTCCCGCATTACAGAGAACTAATAGGAACATTTAACCCTGTTTCAGAATTACACTGGATAAAATCAAAATTCTTTGATAATGTTGTTCCTGGGATTGCTTCAAAGCTATATACTTTACATAGCACGTTCCATGATAATATGTTTCTTGAAAATGACTACATTGAACGGCTCGAAAACAACCACGCCCACGACCCAAACAACTACCGGGTTTACGTTCTTGGTGTTTGGGGCAAGGTTGTTACAGGGATGGAGTACTATAAAAATTTCCACACTGATAAGCATACCGGAGAAACTGAATTAGATAATACCAAGCCTGTTCATATTACATTTGACTTTAACGTTGTTCCTTATATGACTGCTACTATTTGGCAGATTCACGGGAGTAAGGATGAGCAGGGTAGGTACTTTTGGGATGTTCATGCAATTAAAGAAGTAGTTTTAAGGCATCCCAAGAATAGCACGGAAGATATGTGTGAAGAATTGATCGAGAGTTACAGCGATTACGTGAATTGTGGTGTTGTTCTTTACGGGGATGCCACCGGGCGCAACAGAAAGACAAGCAGCAAAAAGACTGACTGGATGATAATTCAGGAAATGATGGGACCTTACCAGGTTGATTTTCGTGTTCCTAGGTCGAACCCGATGCAATCTGAGCGAAATGGATTTATTAATCGCTTATTCTACGGCTCTCTGCCAGTTAAGATTTTGATTAATAAAAACATGAAATTTTTAATAGAAGATTTAACACATTCACTTGAAGATGGAGACAGGAACAAGATTAAACAGAAGGTCAGAGACCCTTTAAGTAAGGTTATTATAGAGAAGTTTGGACACCTAAGCGATGGCATGGACTACTTTTTATGTGCTGCGTTTAAGGATGGTTTTTTACGGATTAAAGGACAATAATTATGACAGAACAAGATAAAAAATATGTAATTAAAGCTTTAGAATATGCCTTACATGGATGCACAGATAATAATGGTAACGCTGAAACACATTACAACACTTTAGCTAATGCAATAGATGTAGTAAAAAACTGCTCTATACCTAATGTTGGCATTTCGTTGCCTGAACGAAACAGCGGCGAGATGTGGGCATTTATTTTAGTCAATGCTTTGAGATGCCTTAACGAAGAACAAAGAGCTGGACTATGCTTCGACCTATATTCAAGAAACAAACTAACCGAAAGCATTGACGATCGCATACGTAAAATGAAGGAAGAAAGGCAATGAATGGCAACGGTTACATATCAACAGTTCAATTTTTTAAACCATGTTAAATATTGAAACTAACCCCCATGTTTCAATTTGCAATTTGGTATTATCTTAAAAATCAATTACATTTGGGAGCTTTTTTATGTTTACTCAATATCCCATGTAAATGAACCAACTTGATGCAATAAATATCGTTAAAGATATTATCCAACACGGATTACGGCATAAAAACTATCACAGAACAGTTGAGAAGGCAAAGGAATACAAGACTATAATCACAGGGGATGGCATTGAAGAGTACATGAAAAAGTTTCCTAGAAGAGAAACAGATGACGAGTTTCAGGAGAAAGTTAAGATGACTGTGAATATTACCGAGACTGTTTCTGGGAATATCATCGACCCGCAAAAGAAATTATCCAGATCAAACTCTATTGAAAAGACTTTTCTTTACATTGACAATGACAATAAGAAGCTAAAGGCATTTGAGAACATACTCTCTTCATTTTGGGAAAACGGAAAGAGCCTTGATGATTATATGAGTGAAACATGGATTGATTTGAATAACATCGACCCGAACTCTGTGATTGTTGTTGATTGGAAATTCAATAGCGAAGGGGAGCGGGTTAGACCATACCCTGTTGAATATCTTTCAGAACACGTATTTCATTATAGTCGGGTCAACGGTGTTCTTGAATGGATATGTGTTCATAGGAATGAAACTCTCTTTGAGCCGGAGATGTATATTCTTTATACAAAAGAGTTTACGGTTATCTTTAGCCGAAAGAGAGACGAGATAATGTGGACATACAAGGCCGACATTGAGTTTTACAAAGAATTTCCGATTGAAGATTTTAATGGCCCTGTGGCTGTTTTTAAAGATAGGGATACTTATTGGGATGTAAATATTCCTGCGCCACACAATATCGGCAAAGTTCCTGCATTATTCGTTGGGGTTTACAAAGACTTATACACACGGGAAACTTACCTGAGTTCAATTCATAAAGCAATCCCAATTCTGAAAAAGATTGTAAAGGCAAATAGTGAGCTTGATTTGACTATGGCCTTACACGCTTACCCACAAAAGATTCAGTACACAGACCCATGCCCGGACTGCTCAGGTAATGGCAAAATGAGAGATGGTGCAAGCTGCCAAACCTGCAACGGGACGGGCAATAACCCCAAGCAGGTACACACCGGAGCATTAGATGTTCTCCAAATCCCAAGACCAAGAGATAAGGAAGATATGTTCGACCTTTCTAAAATGATTTACTATGTTCCAAATGATGTTAAACTATTGGAATTTCAGGAAGGATATATCAATTCACTTACTCGCAAATGTAAAGAAGCTGTATATAATAGCGAAGTGTTTAGTCGTAAGGATGTGGCTGAAACTGCTTATGGTAAAAACGTTGACCTACAGCATGTTTATGATGCTTTATGGCCTATGGCTAAAGGGTATGCGTATGCTCAGAACTTTCTTGTTGATATTATTTCGAGAGTAACCGAGTTGAACACCAATCTTGTTTACAAATTATCTTTCAGGAAGGATTTCAAGATGAAGTCTCTGACTGACCTGTATAATGACTTGAAGGTAATCGGAGACAGTAACGCAGATGAGTTTGTAAAGAAGAGTATTGAAGATGATATTGCTCAGGTGTTATATGAAGATGATACCCGTGAGCTTAAAAAGTACAATACCCAGAATTACTTCTTCCCGTTTAATGGCAAAAACAAAAAAGAAATTGAGATTATTATTACCAATCCAAGTATAGCAAGCGAAAGAATAAGGGTCCTTTGGGCTAACTTTTCTTGGATATTTGATGAGCTTGAAATTGATTTCGCTGAACGAAAGGTTGATTTTTACTCGATGACACGCAAAGTTCAAAAGGAAGCATTGGAGAGCAAAATTGATGATTTATTATCAAAAATTAAAAAGGAAGATATAAATGTTGGAACAGCTTTATCTCAACTTGAACAAGAAGATAGAAACCTACAAGAAGGAGCTTCTTGATGATGTAAACGAATTTCTTGATGAAATTGAAACCGAAGATGGTAATATCAAAAGAGATATGGCCGCCATTGGTAGGTTCGAGAAAAAGATGGATAGCTACTTTGATGAGTTCATGGTAGGCTATCTTGCTTTTATGGTAGCATCTGTTCGTAAGTCCATAAAATTTGCAGCATCTAATTTTAGCTCAGATAAAGCCGATTACAAGGATGTAAAATTCTTTGAAGAGTTCTTGGGTATTAAAGGTGGAAAGATCGCTGTGGAGCGAAAGGGTGGCACGACAGTGCTATATGCTGCTGCCGAGATGAGACCAATAAGGCAGGATTTTATTAATAAGCTGCAATCGGCAATGGTATCTGATACAAATATGACTGATTTTCGGAAAGCAATCAATAAAACCGTTTCACGAAGATACTTTGAGTATTTTGAGATACCATCAACCGCAGCGATATTTAATACATATAATGCCGTTAGCTATCATTTGGCTAAGGAGTATGGCTATACTAAATTCAGATATGAAGGTGGATTAATTGCTGAAAGTAGGGATTTCTGTATTGAGAGAAACGGACACGAGTTCCCGATTGAAGATGGTAAGGATTGGAATGAGCTGGAATGGAAGGGTAAGATACCGGGAGTTGATTTCTTTGTGCAAATCGGGGGATATAATTGCCGTCATTGGGTTGTGTTTATCAAGTAGTAATGATGTATATTGGCAGATACGAAAACAGATATTTTAGGGTGCATAAGAAGAATCTCGAAAATGTACCAAGTGATTTTTTTGTATCCACAGATCGGAAAGCTGCAAGGTTTTACAATCAAAAAACAGGAGCCTTAAATACGCCATGCTCTGCATACGAGGAATTAAAAACGCCTGATGATTTTATCAGATTTAGAAATAGAAGTGAAATGAATATTAACCTATTATTTGGTATGTATAATGGAAGATAGTGAATACGTAAACCTGCCAAGATTGTATAAAAGACAAGCAATAGACTTGCTTATGTTCGGATTTGTGACCGGAATGAGAAGTGCCTTGCCAATGGTAACTCTCGATGACAGCCTGTCCTACTTTATGCAGAAACACAACTTATCAGAAGAAGAGTATAGCTACAGTGGAGCAAGAAGTACCTATTATCGTATGGAAAAAGAGTTTAAAAGCACATTTGTTTCACATTGAAACAGTGTTCTATTTCATATAATTATAACTTTGAAGCATGAAAAAACTGACTAAAGATGGTAAGATAAGGCTTGTTTCAGACCAGACAGTCAAATTGCTTGGCGAAAATCTGGATGGGTGGCAAGTTGTCCACGAAGTAAAGCCTGTCTTTAAGAAAAAACAAGAACTCCCGGAAGAAGAACCTAATGCGGTTAATGAGCCTACACGGGAAGAAATGATCGAATACCTGAAAGACAAAGGTGTCAAGGTTCACCATAAAACGGGAGATGAAAAATTAAAAGCCAGATATTATGAAGAACTCAATATTAATTAAGAATACCGCTACCGGGGAGCTTAAAGAAGTTTCCTATGCTGCATGGGATTTAATGATTTCCGATGGCAGAAGTAGAAAGTACAGTGTTGTACCCGATGATGCAAAACTTTATATTGAGCCTGAAAAAGAAGAAGTGGAAAAGATTGAGATCAAGCCCGTTTTTTCTAAAAGAAAGAAAAAGGAAGATAAGGAACTAAATAAGGATGAACTAAAAGACGAACTAACCAATGAAGGAACAGATTAAAAACCTTGCTGTCAAGGTATTTGGAATGACAGATGACGAGGCGCAGTCGCTCTTTAAAACGACTGATGAAGGAGAAACGCTCATTGAAAATTTCGCAGACGTTTTAAGCCAGAAAGACCGGGACAGAATTGGTCGTATTCAGGATGACTTTAAAGGCCAGCTTACAGATATGCACGACAAGGGTTATAAGAAAGCCCAAAAAGAAGCATTAAGTAAATTTGAGCAACAGGTCAAAGAGAAATACGGCTATGAGACCGACAAGATGGGAATCGACCTTGTTGATGACATTGTGTCAATGAATAAGGGTAAAGGTGGTATTGATGATGTCAAAAGCCATCCAGATTACATTAAATTGGAGCGTCAGATCGAAAGTGAGTTTATTCCCAAAACTGTGCTTGATGAGAAGCTCAATGAGTTTGAATCATTTAAGCAAACGGTCGAAAGGGAAAAAGTTATTGGCAGAGTTAAAGAAGATGCCAGAAAAGCATTTCGCTCTTTGAATCCATTATTAAGTAAAGACCCCAAGAGAGCCGCAAATCAGGAATCAGAATTTCTGAATAAGTTGGAATCATTTGATTTTCAAGTTCAGGAAGATGGAAACCATGTTATCTTAAAGGATGGTAAGCGTATTGAAAACGAAAATTTCAATCCAATCTCCTTTAATGATTTCATCAAAGCCAAGGCTTCTGATTTATATGACTTCGCAGAACAAGGCGTTAAAGGCAGTTCTGGAGTTGATAACAACGGTGGCTCATCAAGTGCTTTCACATGGAAAGACAGGTCAGAGTTTATGAATGATTATAATAAAGAGCAATCCCCTGAGCAGCGAGTTAAAATGTACGAAGCTGCAAAGGAAAATAAGATCATCTAGTTTGGTGGAGTTCTAAAACCGCATGTCCGTTGCTGGTACGCATAACCAGATGTATTCTATCAATTCAATTTTATTTTACAAATGAGTATTACAGCAGGACAATTCTCCGAAACGGCACTTCTCCAAGCGAGATACTTGGCCGACAATTTAATGCTCGATGGAAGGATTAAGCAGCAGTTTATTCCTAAAATCAACGCATTCAACTACCTTCAAAGTCTCCAAACTGCTTCATTAAATGCTGCCTTAAATGCTAAGGATGCGAAGAAGTACGATGTTGAGATTATGTGGGAAAATGTGTGTTCCGACCTTACCATTGACGACACTAGCTGTGAAATCGGTGGCCCTGAACCATCAACCAACACCACCACCTATTCCCTTACAAAGAGAATCGTAAAGGGATTCACGGTGGATGACGACAAGTATAGAGACAATGAATTTGGTTCTGATACTTCTATTGCCAAACTTTTACTACAAGCTGAAAAGCAGATCGCTGAAGAGTTTACTCAGTATTGTATTGGCCGATTGAACGTTTTTGCCGGAATCAACCAAGTTGTGACTGGTAAAGGTGTTATTAATCCTTTGGACAGTTCTATTACTGACATTGACCCGGCTAACTGGACAGCAGAAGTTATGGCTTACTTTGCACGAGTTATGCAATTAAACCGTTTCTCGAATGCTGCTATGATTACTGGTAGTAACCTTTACGAAACCATTTATGTTGCCACTGCCAATGCAGCCAATGCAGAAGGTAAAGGTGATTATACTTTGTGGAATGGGATGCCCATTTGGTTTGACCTTTTCAATGTTGATTCTGTAAACAACCCTGATCTTTATACTTATATGGTTGAAAGTGGTTCTATTGCTATGGCAAACAAGACCTTCAACAGACCATTTGTAAGTTTTAGCGATCAGCGTTACACCTTGCCATCAAGATTCCTTCCCGGAATGAATTACGATGTGTTTTATACCAATGAGTGTAAGACCAATGGAACCCATAAAGATGTTTTGAAGCATCACTGGAAGGTTGTTTTGACGGCAGATATGTTTAAGAATCCGTTCGGTTGCGATGCTATCGAAGATGGTGGCGTACAGACTGGTGGAGAGAACTCTGGTGTTCTTCGCTTTAGAAACGCAGTTCCAGTAGCTGCTCCAACCCCAACACCGACCCCGACAGTATAAGTAGTTTAGGTTGATAGTTTGATAATTGGTTTGACTTCGCCCCCACCACCATTTAGGAAGGTGGGGGTTTTTAAAACACAAACTCAGAAAAAATGAATGAAATTTTAACCTGCTTCGGAGATGTTATTGGAACAACACCTGATTCTGATTCTGACAGTGGGCTTTTCATAACAGACCTTGAAGCGGTTGAAACTATAAGTTCACTTTTAAAGGAAGATACACAGCTTGACGATGAAACCAATCTTGAAAATAAACTATTAAGTGCAAGAAGGATTGCCATCTTAAAGCTACATACCGACCTTACGACCTTAATGATGCGATATGCTACCGCTAAAACAGGGTACGCAGGAGTGATTGGCTCAACAAAATCGACATCTATATTAACAGAAACAGGTAATAGCGGTCTTAGGATTCTCTGTAAGCCAGTCAAGGATGCAGAATTAATATTGTCGGGTGTTACCCTAACTTTTTCGCAAACAGGTCAGGTAAGGCTTTATTTGGCTTCAAATTACAGTGATGATATTGTGGATTTAGGATTGCAAAATACTGTTGCAAATAAGCCTACTAGAAATGATTTTGACACAGCCCTGTCTCTTCCATTATATGATGATGGCATAGAAGATATGGTTGAGTATTATTTGTATCACAAAAATACCATTGCTCCGAGAGATACTAAGATTGATTGCGCTACCTGTGTTCAGTTCTATTTTGACCAAACAAAACCACTGTTTAAGCAACACAGCTATAAGCAATACCTTAATGTTGCCGGATATACAGGAGAAATTGCTGATTTAACACATAAAGGGTATAACTCATCAAAGGGCATCCAGCTCCATGTTGACATACGATGCAATACCCATAAAGCGATATGTAACGGTTCTCTTGATTTCTTAAGAAATCCGATGGCTATGAGTTATGCAACGGCTATTCAGTACAAAGCTGGAAGTGTTATTGTGTGGGATTTAATTCGATCTCCAAAACTTAACAGGGTGCTGATGGGTGATATTGAATCTTTCAGAGAAGCTGCCACTTATTACGAAAGAAAGTACAATGACATGATTAAGTATATTACTAAGAATATGCCCATTCAGTCTGATTGTTTTTGTGAGAGAGGCTTTACAAAAGCAAAAATAAGTCATGCAATATGAGTAATCCTTTAGAGCAAATAAGCAGAACGCTACCCCAAATTCTTATGCAAGCTGCTCAGGATGCTGCTGCCAATGCTATTGAATTGGTTAAAGCACGGGTAAAGACTGGTGTTTCTGCTGATGGCTCAGGATTTAGCACACCTTACAGTAAGTCGCATAAAAGGAGAAGAAATGATCGTGGGCTTCAAACATCAAGAAAGGATTTGCATTTCTCAGGAACCATGTTTGATAATTTGACCGAAGTAAGCAAAACAAGCACACCGACAACCGCAACGGTTACAGTAGCTTTTAAAGGACAGGCGTACCGCAGGAATGACCAGAAAGGAGCATCTAATCAACAAGTGGCTGAATGGCTTTCTGATGACAGGCATGAGAATAAAAATATCATAGCACTTTCTGAAAGGGAGAAGCAGCGAATAACAGATGCGATGGCAAGAAGCCTTATTGGAACTATTGATAATATACAGATAAATGATTGATGAGATAATTGATAAGTATAACACGTATCTTGATTATTCATTCAAGGATTTACATTTAGGAATAGTTGAGCCTATTCTTGACAAGACTCAATTTATCCCCGGAGACAGGTATGGGAATACTTATAAAGATGCTGTTCCTAATGACCGGATGAAAGCGGTTGTTTATTGGGAAGATTTCGGTTCAAGAGTTGTGAGTATAACTGCCCGAAGAAATAGATATATGAGTACTGCCCGGCTCGTCTGCTGGTTAAATATGGACAAGTTGCCTAACCTTAGCCATGCGCAATGTGTAAGGGAAATATGGAAGGCAACCCCTAAGTTTATGCCCGGAGACAGATCAATTTATTTCGTTAAGGCCGGACAGCTTCATAAGTCATTGGATATTTTTTCAAGATATAATTACAGAGACGGTAAGCAGTATATAACAAATCCCTTTGATGTTTTTGCGATAGACTTTAATGTTTATTATTTTATTAACGATGTTTGTTTATGATAATGTTTGAATTTATTCCGGTAGCTTTCATTGCTTATGCTTTCAGTATTATTTTAATGGAAGATGTTGCGTTCAGGTATAGTGTTTTTATCCAACGAAAACTACCTTTATGGCTTGGTAAACCTTTAGGGTTATGTCCAATTTGCTTTACAGGGCAATTAACTCTTTGGTTGTCAATAGCTTACGTTGATTGGAATTATTTGGGAATTATTGCGTGGTTAGCCACGATAAGTTTAAATATGATTGTTGTTCTAATTTTAATGAGATATGTTAAAGGAGATTGATTTTACAAAGGATATTATTCACGCTAACGGGAAAGATTACAAAATTCTGACTGAGCTTCCAATATCGAGATTTAAGGAGCTTGATAAAATGGAAGTTGAGTTTTTTTATGGAGTTGATATGCAGACTATGTTCGACAAGATTAAATCTGCATATAATGATTTGAATAGCCGGGACATAAAGATTGCTGATGCTTCGGTAAAATTGCATAACCTGATGGTAGGGGTAGCCGAGAAGGTGGATGGTAGAACTCACATTGTAATGAGAATATGTTCCCTGTTTTTGGTTACAGAAGATGAGAATATTAATGAATGGAGTGAAGAACTTGCAGCTAAGAAAGAGAAAGATTGGGCAGCGGAGGGCTATAAGATGTCAAGTTTTTTTTCCTTAGTCGCCAGCTTTCTTCCGGGATTTTTAAGCGCTTACGACAGCGTTTTGAAAGATACTTCGGTAAAAGCGAACAAGAGCGACAACAAAAAGAAGAATCAGTAATAAAAATCATAACCCAGATTGATAAAAAGTGGACAGAATACGGAATATACCTAAGCGAGAATAGCAACATTCAATACATGGATGTATTCAAGCTGCCAACAATGGAGTTTTTTAAAATCCTTACTGTAATAGATGAGCGTAGTAAAAATAGACATAGTAGCGAGCGCAACCCAGCTGGCCCAAGAATTAGAAAACGCAAGTAGTCTGATTAATAAGTTGCGTGGTGAAGGTAACCTGACCGGGCAGAATTTATCTCAAAGTTTTACGCTTGCCAATCAGGCTCAGAAGGCTTTCAGGGAGCAGGTAAGGGCAACAAGCATACAGATAAGGAACAACAATGCTGATTTAAAAGGTGCGAAAGAAGCTCTTTCTGCATACGCACGGACTGTAAATGTTTCAGATTTAAAATTAAATGATCTTTCTGGAAGCCTGAAAAGACTAGAAGCTAACTATAAGCTCAACTCAAAAGCAATGAGTGTTGCAGACAAGGTGGCGTTGTTGCATTTGAGAAATATTGACAGAATAAGAATAAAGCAGGCAGAGCTTACTTTTCAGCAAAAAACTTATAGAAATGCCCTTGATTCTACAACTGTCTCAGCAAATAGGCTTAGGACTGCAAATACTCAATTACGTGGGTCTAATGATAATTTAGGCAAGTCTTTCAATGGAGTAATATCTGTCGCAAGGCAGTTAGCCGGAGTTTTCGGGTTCGGATTAGGCATTCATGGCGTGGTTATGTTGATGAGAAACGCAGTGAATACC